TTTACTACGGAGGGCACGCAACCGAGGTGACTGCAACAGAGGCGGCTAGTCTTACGTCAGCAGGTTACGGCGAATACATCAGTTAGGGGATTATGAAGCACGCAGAAACACATCCAAGCCTCGATGTCGATGGCTGTTTTGCCTGCCGAGTCAGCCATGTCAGAATGTCCGGGTCGGCTATGCCAACCCGCAAGAATGTCCAGGAGTTGAACCGCAAGGAACGAGTGTTGGACAGGGACTTGGATGCCTACAAGCGGATACGTAAGTCGGGTGGACAACCGGAACAAATCGACGGGTCCGCCAAGTTTGAAGCAACAGTTGATTAGCATTGGAGGAACCATGCGCAAAAACAAAGTAAAGAAGGTAATGGGCGAGTTCAAGCGTGGAACGCTAAAGTCGTCATCGGGCAAGAAGGTCAAGTCTCGTAAGCAGGCGGTGGCTATCGCATTGTCGGAGGCTCGTCGTGGCAAAAGGTAAAAAAGCGTTCTGGGATAAGAAGAACCCAAACAAGAAATCTAAGTCCCTTACCTCAAAACAGAAGGCTGCTGCCAAGCGTCGTGCCGCTGACGCTGGACGCCCGTATCCAAATCTTGTCGATAACGCTTGGGCGAAACGCCAATGAGTATCAACTATCGAGGTGAACGTTTTGCTGGCTACAACAAGCCGAAATCGACACCGAACCACCCAAAGAAATCCCATGCCGTACTTGCCAAATCTGGTAGCCAAGTCAAACTGATTCGCTTCGGGCAGAAGGGTGTCAAAGGTTCCCCAGAGGGAACTGCCCGCAACAAGGCTTTCAAAGCCCGTCACGCCAAGAACATTGCCAAAGGCAAGATGTCGGCAGCATACTGGGCTGACCGCGTAAAGTGGTAGTCTTTCCAAGGAGGTAACCACTATGAGCAAGTACAAGTCCAAAGCCGCCAAGAAACGCCACGAAATGTCTGAGTCCAAGAAGGAACGGATGATGGAGTACGGCACCAAGAAAAAGCGAAAGCGCAAGTAATATGCCTCTCCCGAAGCGTAAGCGTTCGTCCGTAAAAGGCGCATCAACCAAAGAGCAGCGTCCTGCACCCAAGATGAAGAAGGGTAAGCGTACTCGTAAAACGTCAGCGAAGGCGCAAGCCGGTTCGTTCCCGGGGTACGGAGGATATTCCTACTAGATGACTACGGTAGCGACGGTCCTGAACAGGGCTTCGCGTCAGATGTTGGCAGGGGCCGTTGAAGAACGCAACAAGTTGGCGACAAGCCTTGATAGTAGTGCGACGAGTGTTGTCGCTACTTACGATTTGGGCGGCCTTCGCACTGGTTCTGTATTCGAAATCGAATCAGAACTTCTCTATGTCTGGAACGCGAACCCAGCGGCCAAGACGCTTACGGTCGAACGCGGCTATGCAGGCACGACTGCGACATCCCACACTTCGGGGGCAATACTAACGCTCAGTCCCCGTTTCCCGCGGGCACAAATGTTGGATGCGGTCAACGCCGAACTTGACGACTTATCATCGACGATGAACGGCCTGTTTCGTGTTGTCACCGTGGACCTAACCTACAACGGGTCCGACCGGCAAATCAACATCACAAGTTCTGGTACCGTTCTCGAATTGTTGGATGTTCGTTTGCGTTATTTGGCTGACGAGCATCCCGTGATTCACGGTGTACGTTTGCAGACTGGTTTGCCAACCACAGATTTTGCATCAGGCAACACCCTCGTGTTCGACGATGACATCATGGCGGGTACCGTACGGGTTCGGTACAAGGCCCCGTTTGTTCGCGCCACTTCCGAGTCAAGCGATTTGACGACAGACTGCTTCCTTCCCACCACATGCGATGACATCGTTGAAACTGGTGTCATGTTGCGAATGATGAACGCCCGCGAAATCAAACGCAACTTCATTGAATCACAGGGCGATACACGCCGACCCGACGAAGTTCCGCCAGGTGCGATACGTGACTCTGCTACGAGTTTGGTGCGTCTGCGCCGCGAACGAATTATTGCTGAAGCCGCACGATTGAAGGCACAGTACCCAATCAAGTTCAGGAAGTAGTCGATGGCTACGCTTACGCGTTTCACTGACGCCTTCTTACCAGCGGCAAGTTTCTACACCGGTACTGGTGCAACCCAACTTGTTCCTGACGTTTTCCCTGTCGCTATCAACGGTCGCCCATACATGTTGGACATGAAATCGAATCAGTTCACCCGCCAGTTTGATGCACGTGTTCGTGATTCGGTTGACCAGTCAACGGAACCTGGTGAGGGTGCCTTGAATCCGCAAGGTTTGTGGCGTCGTTCGCAGTCGTCTTGGCATTATGGGGCGGGTCAGCAGTATTCGGATACGGCTGATGCTGAGGCGTACAGGTTTTACACCAGCAAGGGTGTTGACCCGTGGACTAGGGGCCGTTTGTCGTTGTTGAATGATACGACGAATGTGTATTCGACGTCGGGTACGAATCTGTATGCGACGACTGCTGATACTCGTTTGTATGGTACTGATGGGCAGAACGTCAAGTACACGACAGATTTTGCGACGGTGACGACGGTGACTGGTACGGCAGCGTCACCGCTGTATTCGATTACTTCGGATGGCTACCACGTGTTCTATTCGTATGCCAACGGTGACATCGACCAGACGAACGCTGGCATTTCTACTTCGTCGGCGTACATCACCGGTATTGAGGCTGGGCAAATGGCGTATGTCAGGGGTCGTTTGATGGTGGCTGGTCAGGGTACGGATAAACGAAAGATTTGGAACATCACTACCCCTGCCGGTAGCACCGCAAACAATCCCAGCGCTTTGTACACGCATCCGAATACGAACTGGACGTGGGTTGGGTTCGCTGCTGGGCAAACCCACATCTATGCCGCAGGCTACGCAGGTAACACGAGCATCATTTACAAGACGCAAATCCAGGCTGACGGCACTGCTCTTGAAATTCCGACTGCTGCGGCTGAACTGCCACTCGGAGAAATCGTCCAATCCATCTACGGCTATCTCGGTTACATCATTTTGGGTACTGCGACAGGGTTCCGTTTCTGTTCGACGGACACCGACGGCAACCTCACCGTCGGACCATTGGTGGAGACTGGTGCTGCGGTTGGGGCGATGGCTGGCATCGGCAAGTACGTCTACTTCGCGTGGAGCAACTTCGATTCCACTTCAACGGGTATCGGACGTATGGACATCTCGGTGTTCATTTCCCCGAACCAGCCTGCGTACGCATCCGATTTGATGGCAACCACGCAGGGTACGGTGCAAGCAATACACGAGTTCCAAAACAAGCCACTATTCACCGTCTCAGGGGTCGGCGTGTACACACCCCACGCCACGAACCTTGTCACCTCCGGATACCTGCGTTCAGGTATCTACAGGTGGGGTGTCCCAGACGCCAAGTTCATCCCGAAGTTGGACATCCGCTGCCTGCCGTTGTCTGGTTCTGTCACCATGTCGGTTGCTTCTGACGGTGGAGACTTCTACGATTTTGCCACCCTTTCAACTTTGAACGTGAAAGAGAAAACGTTCGACGGGTTGGAAGACAAGATTTTTGAGGCAGAAATCAAGGTGACCCTGACCCGTGCTGCCAGCGCCACGACAGGTCCGACGCTTACCCGTTGGATGGCCCGCGCCTACGCCGCCCCGCTACGAAGCCAAATCTTCTCCGTACCACTCATCATGCACCACAAACTGTCCATCAACGGGCGGGAGTATTGGCAGGATGTGGACGCCGAACTTGCCTATCTGCGGGACTTGGTGGAAACCCCCAGGGTGGTCACCTATCAGGAGAACGAGGAAACGTTCGCGGTGGTGGTGGAGAACGTTCAGATGCAGATAGCCCAAGTGGTAAACGCTCATCGGGCTAACGATTTCGAGGGGACTGCTATCGTGGTTATGCGTAGTGTAAGATGATGAGCCGATGGCAGCAGTAACACGTAGACAGTACAAGGGCGCAGCAGCCCAGACGACAATCACGAACGCTCTCGCGTCTGGTGACACGTCGGCTACACTCGCGGCAACTACTGGTTGGCCGACTGGCACTGAACCGTTCTTTGTTGTTATCTCACCTGGGACCGCGAGTGAAGAGAAGTGCAGCGCCACGATTTCTGGGTCGGTGCTGACTCTTACTCGCGCACAGGATGATACGACCGCTCAGTCTCATGCTTCGGGTGCGACTATCTATCCAGTGTTCTCGGCGGATGATGCTGATGAGGCGAACTTCTTGGCGTCAAGGTACACGGCGAAGGGTGACATTGTGGCGTTCAATGGGACGACGGTTGCTGCGTTGGCGGTCGGTACGAATGATTTTGTGTTGACGGCTGATTCGACGGAAGCGACTGGGCTAAAGTGGACTGCGCCTGCTGCTGGTGCGGATGTTCTCCAAGTACAGGTATTCAGTTAGGATAGGTAACACATGGCAACGTACAGCAAAGTCAAGTTGAGTGGTTCGACCGATGGTCGTGGTGTCAAGGTTGCGGCTACCGCGACGGCTGGCACGACGATTCATACTGGTTCAACGACCGCGACAACCTACGATGAGGTGTGGTTGTATGCCGTGAACACTTCAGCATCCAATGTGAAGTTGACGATTGAGTGGGGTGGTACGACTTCGCCCGATGATTTGCTTGAGTTGACGGTTTTGCCGGAGGCTGGTTTGGTGACGGTGGTTCCTGGTCTTGTCATCAAGGGCAATGCGACTCCGTTGGTTGTTCGAGCGTTTGCGGCGACTGCTGATGTGGTTGTGATTCACGGGTTTGTCAATCAGATTACGGCGTAACTGATGGCTACGGCTCGTCGGCAACTTGGGTATGTGTCGTCACTAACGACGCAGACTTCGCTCATTACGGGTGTCTACGGTGTTGCGACGGGTGGAACTTCGTCATCCATAAATGTTG